TGTAGACTTCGTTGGTGTCGTAGAGGTCGGCTTGGGCGATGGTTTCTAGGGCCATGGGTTAGCCTCCTGCCTGCTCGCGCTCGAGGGCCAGGGCGATGCGGGCTGTCCCGCGTATGTGGTCGGGTATCGGTGAGGGCGTGCGGGTCACGGCTGGGTTGGCGACGGTGGGCGGACTACCAGCTGGTGACGCCGCCTTCGCAGCCTCCAGGACGTGGGCGGCGGTGGCCTTGTGGGCTTCTACGCTGGCGAGGAGGGTTTCGAGGTCGGGGGCCTCAAAGACGGTGGGCGGCAGGCCGGGGTTGGCGGCCGTCAGGGCGTCCTTGGTGGCCTGGAACGCCCGCTGGGCGCTGCCGGTGGCCGCCTCTATCTGGGCCTGGAGGTCGGCGATGACGGCCTGGGGGTCGGGGGTCCCGGGCGGTGGGTCGCCGGGCGGTGGGTCGTCGCAGGTGACGACCCAGGAGAGGTCCGGGTCGGTGTTGTCTGCGGCGAAGACCTTGTCGTCCGTCATGGTGTTCTCCTTTTTGCTGAGGCTACACGGTTCCGTGTCGAGTTTCAACCAGTGTCAGGGACTGAAGCTCGGCGGCCTCGGCCTTGATGCGCTCCCACTCGGCGTCCGGGTCGATGGCGCCGAGGTCGGCCATGGCGGTGCGTCGGCTCTTGATGCGCCCGTCGACCTGGGTGATCTCGTCGGCGACCTCGCGGGTGCGGTCGGCGGGAGTGGGCGCCTCCCACGAGGTGAGGATGGTCCCGGCCTGGAGGTGGCTCGCGCCGGTGAACCGGTCAAGCAGGTAGAGGGCGATGCCGGCGCGGGTGTCGTAGGCCTGGGAGCGGATGAGGCGCTTACGGTCGACCTTCTGGAGGAGGGGTTGGAGCTCGACCTGCAGGGCGATGCCTGACAGGTCGCGGGAGTTGTCGCCGAAGGCGGTGCGGGGCGTCTCGCTGAGGTCGTGGAGGGCGCGGAGGAGGGTTTGCAGGTACTCCAGGTGCATGGTGACGGCGCCGTGTTGGAGGAGGTCCAGGACGTAGGCCTTGGCGCCGTCCGGCAGCTCCCAGGTGGCGCCAGGGAAGGTCTCGATGCCCTGGCTCTGCTCGACGCCCTCCAGGATGGCGATCGGGTTGCCGGACAGCTCAAGGATGTTGGAGAGGCGGGAGAACTCAGCGTTAAGCTCCTCGGCGATCTCGGTCAAGGGGGTGATGTCGCTGGCGCCCCACCAGCGCTTGGGGACCTGCTCGTTGGGGAAGATGACGTAGGGGATAAGGCCGTATGGGTTGGCCATGACCAGGTCCGGGTTGGGGTGGTCGTCGATGTGGATGGCGAGGGCCTCGTCCCTCCAGTCCTCGATGATCCAGGCCGGGTCGTTCGCGGTGCGCAGGCCCCAGAAGGCGGCGGCGTCGGCGGCGGGGAGCTGGTAGCGGTGGGCCAGGCGGTGAAAGCGGCTGGGGTCGGTGGGGTGCGGCCAGGGGAAGAGGCCGGCCATGTCGGGGGAGGTGATGGCGACGCGCTCCTCCTGGACGTCCCAGGTGACCTTGAAGGCGCCGTCGCCCAGGACGGCGGTGTCGATCTCGGTGGCCTGGTCAAGGCGGGGAAGGCCGTTGGCCTGGGCGATCTCGGCGAGGGCGAGCTCGGCCTCTGCGGCCGCCTGGGTGGCGTCGTTCGAGTCGTCGCGGGGGTGGACGCTGACGGTGGCGCCCTTCATGACGTAGGAGGCGGTCTTGTTGGTGATGGCGCGGAGGTAGTTGACGGTGAGGCGGCGGAGACGGGAGACGCCGGTGCGCACGTGGGGCCACTGCTGGCCCTGGTAGAAGGCGAGGGCGGTGCGGTACTGGTCAAGGCGCTCCTTGTCGCGGTTGCGGAGGAGGGCGGGCAGGGCGGCGTAGGCCGAGCGCTGGCCGTCGGTGGCGGTGCGGATTTCTAGGGCCATCTGGCTGCTTCCTTTGGGGGAAGTCTACCACGGGCGACGGCGGGTTTCAGTTCACCGGCGGCGTGGACGGCCAGGGCGATGCTGCTGACGTAGTCGTCGTGGCCCTGCGCAGGGTCGACGTACCAGCGGACGGTGCGGTTGGGCAGGTACTCGGCGCGGCAGGCGGCGAGCTGGCGGTCGGCCTCGGCCCGCTCTGGTGAGCCGTCGGGGGCCCAGAGTTTGAGGCGGCCGGTGTTGGCGGCTGCCTGGAGGCTGTAGCCCAGGTGGGACTTGCTCTGCTGGGTGAAGCGGTAGGCGATGACGCGTCGGGGACCCAGGGCGCGGGCGAGTAGAAGGGCCGTGGCCTCTCCCATTGCGGTGGCGTCGACGGCGACCGTGCGCACCTTCCAGACGTCGTCAAGCAGGCGGGCGAGCTCGGGGTAGAGGACGTCGTGGCCGGTGCCCTTCCAGTCGCGGAAGTCGACGACAGAGGTGTACGGCGGAAGGTGCTTATCTAGATCCCGCGAGAGTTCGACGCGGGCGATGGTGAGCACGGTGTGGTCGCGGCCACGGGCGGTCAGTGGACCCACCTCTTCTCCTGCCACGTCCAGGCCGGCGACGTGGAGGGTGTCGGGGGCGGGCTGGTGCTGGCGCTCGTAGGCGCCCTGTATCTCGGCGAGGGCGGCGGGCGAGAGGAGGCGGCCAGCTCCGGGCATGGGCCGAAGGTCGTACTGCGTCGTGAACAGGGGGTGGAAGGCGCCCAGCCGGGCGCGCTCGGACTCCACGTAGCGGCGGTAGGCTGGGATGTGGCGGGAGACTTCCTGCCAGTCGTACTGAAAGTGGCGGCGGAGGCCGTCCTTTCTCTCCCGCTCCAGGTTGTCCTGGATGGTCGTCCAGAGGAGGTCTAGCTCGCTCCAGGGCGTGCCGTAGAGGACGGTCGTGGCGGCGGTGGTGGCCGCCATGGGGCGGAACTCCTTGTTGAACTTGTCGGGGCCGATATCCTGCGCTTCGTCCGCCTCCAGGAGGAGGGAGGCGGTGGCGCCGACGACGTTAGAGTCGGGAGAGGCGCTGAGGAACTTCCAGCTTGCCTTGCCAAGGGCGATCTGAAAGCCCTCTTCCTGCCGGGAGAAGGGGCCGTAGCCGGCCTCGCGCAGGTGGGCGCGCAGGCGCTCCATGCTGGTGAGGAGCTGGGGGCGGAAGGTGGGCGCGCACTTCACGCCCTGGCCTCCGGCGTCGATGTGGGCGGTGAGGATGACCTTCTCCAGCCAGGCGCTGAGCTCGTTCTTTCCGGCCTGCCGGGACATCATGACGGTGAACGTCGAACCGCGGCCTTTGCGGGCGTCGCGGAGGATGGCGCGGGCGGGCTCGGACTGGTATGGACGGAGGCGGATCATGGGTCTATGATAGCGGGCGCGATGACGGACGCCGCCGACCTCCTCCTCCTCCTCGTCAAGCTGGGGCTGTTCACCGTTGGCGTTGGGCTCGTGTGCGTCCTCTCAGTCGCGGTCCTCGTGGGCTCCCTTTTCCTTGCCTGGGCGATGGCGGTGTCCCTGTTGAGTCGTAGCGGTCGAGGGGTTCCAGGTAGCCGCAGTTGAGGCAGGTCAGGAAGCGGCCGGCGTAGTCGTCGTCCTCGTAGAGGCGGTTGGCGCAGCGGGGGCAGGTCATGGGTCTGGCTTCCTTAGACACCACAGCATTGTGACGTAGAGCTGGCCGTCCATGATGGGCGGGAAATGCACTAAGGCCCGACGGCGGGGATAGAAGCGGTGGACCATGACGGGGGCTCCGATGGGGATGGGGGAGCCGTAGATACGTGTCCATTTGTCGCCCTTAAAGATGCGGGGCACTGGTGTCATGGGGTCTTTCTTCGACGCAGGGAACGCCTGTGGCGGCGGCTGCCCTGCGTGGTGTGGCTCTTCTTCAGTTTGCGGGCGCCCTGGCCAGGGCCGAGCTGTCGGCGGCCTGCCTCTCGGTGGCGGAGGGTGCGGTTCATGGCGCTGGGAATAGCGGGGGCTGCTTCCCCTTAGCGGTAAAGGTGATGGCCTGCTCGACGGGCGTCTGGCGGAGGAAGGCGTCAAGGTTCTCCACCCAGGTGAGCTCCAGGCGGACGTCAAGGTAGGGCCGGCCCAGCCTGTCGAACTTCAGGGCTGCGCCGTGGACGTGGCCCTTGCTGAGGATGTCGGTCATGGCGGCTCCTTTCGGAGGGGATAAAGATCCTCGAACGCGAGCTGGAGGGTGAGCGCTTCGCGTAGGGCGCGCGCCGTCGCCCTGTGTTGCTTCCGCCAGTGGTAGAGGGCGAAGGTCGCTCCGTACGTGTTGCGGAGGCGGCGGTAGCTGAGACCTTCATGACGCATGTCTCGGTTTTGGTAGGCGGGCTTGGACGCCGACGATCTGGATGGTGGTGGGCAGACGTGAGCTCTCTAGGTCGCGGAGCACGGCGTAGGCAGCGGGGATGCTTGCAATGGCGATGGTTAGCTCAAGTGGGAGCGGGCCGCCGGTTGCTGGGTCGGTGGGCCAGCGAGCGAACTTTAGGTGCGCCTGGTACGCGTAGGGCTTGCGAGGCCTGGGGCTCATGGCCTGACGCAGACTAAGGCCAGGGCCAGCAGCAGGCCCAGCAGGACGACGGCGTAGGGCCAAGGCCAGGCGTGGTAGCTGTCGTCCTCGGGCTGCCAGTGCTCGGGGTAGCAATCGGGACAGTCGCGGTTTCTGCACTTCAAGACGTCTGCTCCTTTCTCTGGCTGCCGGTCCAGCGGCAGTACGGGCAGTAGGGGGTTGGGCCTTCGTAGACGGCGGTCTCCTCGTGCACGGCGTTGCGGATGACGCCGCCCGGGTTGGTGAGGCTGGCGTAGGCCTTGTCGTCCAGGCTGTCCAGGTGGTCGGCGACCATCTCGATCACGGGCGCGGCGGGGCTGTGCGATCG